AATGGTAAAAAAATATAAGAAGACTAAGAAGCCCAACATCCGCAGACTTTCTGGGGCTGTTGTTCCTGGGATAGAAATAAAGGGGTACAAAAACAAGAAACCCAAACGTAGAGCCCCCGGAAAATAGTGGCCGACGAATTACAAGAATCTGAGAACTTCCGCGATCTTAGGAACCTATACCGGCAATCTCTTGGCCCAGCCGACTTCCGCATTCTTAAATTAATGCACGAGAGGGATAAAATTTACTCGCAGGAAAAGGGGCTCCCGGAGCGTACTTATGACAAGTTTGTCGAATATTCCGGCCTAGACGCGATAATGCGTGGATTTCTCGCCCCCGACGCCGAAGCGGAGTGGCTTAACAGGCACCCGTACACACCAAAACAACGATCAATCCTGAACGCCATTAGCGCCTACATGAAGGGGATTGATCCTAAATAAGGGAGATCTTTATGTGGGGGGCCGTTTCAGCAGGCTTAAAACTTGCCGGTGTTATCGCGGATAAACTATTCCCAGAAGAAGGGGATCGTTCCGCAGCAACCGCGAAAGTTCTTGACGCGATGGTGCAGGTTGATCTTGCACAAGTCGGAATAAATACTACGGAGAGCGCCCACAGAAGTATCTGGGTAGCTGGTTGGCGACCGGCCATAGGCTGGACGTGCGCCTCTGCCTTATTTGCCCAATTTGCGCTATTCCCCGTTGTCGGCTGGACTTTTGTAGCTTTGGGAATAAGTCTTCCGGCGTTTCCTGATTTTGACCCTGTTTTATGGGAGCTAATGGCCGGGATGCTTGGGATCGCCGGTTTGAGAACTTTTGAAAAATATAAGGGCGTTTCCAAATAATTTGACATATGTATCTACCCACACTACACACATGATGTGGCGCGGGGTAGGGAATTTTCCCCGTAACCCTAAGGCGGGGCTGCTGGAGGGTTCCCGCGTCACACCTTGTCTTAACGGTTGGCAAGAAAAATGACCTGTCCGAAATGCCACGGCAAGGGCTTTGTGGCTCATGTTTTCACTCATGGGTTTGTCTCCAATGATTCTTTAGAGTGTGATTACCCCGGTTGCGTGGGGGGGATTATTCACTGCTGCGAGGGGGATTTCGTGGATGACGCTCCGGGTCACGAGCACCAAGATTAATCAATATGGGGGGCCTTATGGGGGATGTTGTAGAATTTCCTAAGGGTAAAACAACAGACTCCTCAGAGGAGGATTCGAGTGACCAGATCGACTTTTTTAAATGCACCTGTGGATGTGGATGCTTCTTTGTTGCAGACAAATCTGACTGGATCATCTGCGCCGACTGTGGAGAAGGATGGACATCTCTCACACCTGAGCTTCAAGATAGCCTCTCTGGAAGTATCCATGAATCAGATACGCATACTCCTTCAGGGGTTGATGGAGCAGCAGAATGCTCTATCGATGACTATGGATCACTTGATCAGACGTGATGATGACGATTACTTTGCAATGTGATGACGGCATACCTTACGTGATTGTCTGGGATCTGGTGTAAAGAGATTGGATTTAAACTACGAGCCGCAACCGAGACAGGCGCTCGCTCACGGCTCTAAGGCGCGTCAAATACTATATGGTGGGGCTGCTGGCGGGGGGAAATCTCGTTTTCTCAGAATGGACATGGTTTCATTCTGTCTACAGAACCCCGGAATTGAATGTTACTTATTTCGCAGAACATACCCGGAACTTCAAAAAAACCATATTAACAGATTTAAGACGGAAGTTGATCCCAGTCTTTGGAAATATAGTGGCGACCAAAAAAGATTCGAATTTGAAAACGGATCGGCGATAAACTGCTGTTATTGTGAAAAAGAGGATGACGTACTGCGCTATAACGGCGCGGAGATACATTATTTGGGCGTAGACGAAGCTGCGCACCTTACAGAGTTTCAACTCTCTTATTTGCGCACGCGCTGCCGGTTGGGTGACTGGGAGCCAGACCCGGCATTCGCGGGCTTTCTTCCGCGCATTGTCTTTACTTCTAATCCGGGTGGTCCCGGGCATGATTTTTTAAAGTTGAATTTTATAAATCCTGCTCCAGCGGAAACTATTTTTCCGGATGCCACAACGTCTATTTATAGAAAGAACTATCCCGGACATCCCTCCATTTATATTCCTGCGGGCATGTCGGATAATAAGTATCTTGAGGATGAGTACGAGGGACAGTTTACGCACCTAGCCCCGGAATTGCGTGACGCCTTGATGAAAGGGGACTGGGATGCCGTCGTTGGAAAAGCAATCCACAATCTCGACGTTGAAAGACACAAAATCAGAAGTTTCAAGCCACCCGCCCACTGGACAAAGTTCCAGGTCATCGATTGGGGGACCGCTAGCCCTTTTTCTATCGGATGGTACGTCGTTTCAGAAGGTGCCGAACTTTCAGCAAAGCGTGGATATAAGGATACCTGGCTACCAAAAGGTGCAGTTATTCGTTACCGAGAGTGGTATGGATGGGATGGACCGCCAAATAATCCTGGTCGCGGGAGACCAAATAAAGGTTGTCGCCTGCCTTCCCAAAGAGTCGCTAGGCGCATAATAGAGATTGAGCGTGACGCTGGCGACCGCATGGATTACCGTGTCGGGGATACGGAAATGTGGGCTCAAAGGGATGGTGTGAGTGTCCAAGAAAACATGCGAAAAGCAGACCCGAGAATGGTTATGCGACAATCCCATAAAAATAGAAGGGGCAATTTCAACGAAATCCTATCGCGCCTCGCGGGAAGTGAAGAGTACACGGGAACGGGGGAAACGCGTGAAGACCCCATGCTCTTCTTTACGGAAAACTGCACCCACTTCTGGCGTACTGTACCGAATCTTACCCTAGACAGGAATGACCCAGAAAAGGGGCCGGATACGAATTTGGAAGATCATGTTTATGACGAGGTTGCTTATGCGTGCGCCTCAAGACCGTTTGTAACATCAGAAGAGGAAAGGTACTGGGCAGATCATGGGGAAGAGATCGAAAAGGCCAGGGGTGCGGTACAAGATCCGTATGCAACACATTGAGTGAAAAAATTGTTTGTTACGCGACGGAGCATTATATTTCTCGTACTGTTATGTCAGCTTTTTCTGAGGGGTGTAAGGGGCAAATACTACCACCCCTCAGATTGTATGAGGGTACAGCCGCGCTTTATGGGATTTTGCGGGGATGCCAGGAAGTTATTAAACAGTGTGAGCAAATTGGAAATTCATATATAGCGTTGGATCATGGATACATCGGACACGACCACTTCGGCGGATATTACAGAGTCTCAAGAAACGCCAGACAAGCATCCGTTCGCGGAACTGGGAACTATCCATCAGATAGGTGGGAGTTACTTCATCGTGAACTACGCCCTTGGAAACGAACTGGCAGAAATGTTCTTATCATCCCTCTCACGGGGGCAACAAGCGACTTTTACGGCTTCGATGGGGACAAGTGGCTTGATAACGTCGTTGACCGGACAAAAAGGCACACAGACAGAAACATCGTAATTCGTCCTAAGCCGAAACCAGGGCAAGGAACTCCTATTGATAAGGACTTGCAAGACGCACATTGTATAATAACCCATAGTAGCAACGTGGCGGTTGACGCACTACTCATGGGAGTTCCTGTCCTGACTTTGGGTGAATCCTCGGCGAATGGGATTTCCTGGTCATTCGAGAATATTGAATCTCCGGTATGGCCTGATAGAGAGCCGTGGTTATTTGAGTTGTGCTATCGGCAGTTCACGTTGAACGAACTGCGGAGGGGGGAGATTGACTACGAAACATGTGTTTATAGGGTATGACCCCAGGGATGACCTGGCCTATAAGGTGGCTGAAAGAAGCCTGTTTAATCACGCGAAAATCAATATCAAGGTGCACCCCCTGATTGATGCGGATCTTAGAAAACAAGGGCACTATTTCAGATCTTACCGCGTTGACCGCACCGGGCAGATGTTTGACGATTGTGATGGAAAGCCGTTTTCGACGCAGTTTTCTTTCACGCGTTTTTGCGTTCCCCTTGTTTGTGATTCTGAGGGAATATACCAGCCGGTTCTCTTTGTAGACGCGGATGTCATGTTTCGTGATGACGTGGGGAAACTGTTTGATCTCTGGGATTCCTCTTATGATCTGATGTGCGTGCAGCATGATCTGGAAGTGTCCGAGAAAACAAAGATGGACGGCGTTATTCAAACTCCCAATACGCATGGGCGTAAAAATTGGTCTTCGGTCATGTTGATGGAGCCACGCATGTGTACGCCGATGCCGCGCCGAGTGAGTGAAAAGGACAAACGCGGTGGTATCACGCGATATATGGTCAACGCGCAAACGGGGTCTTACCTGCATTCGCTGGCGTGGCTTGACGACGAAGATGTCGGGCCTCTTCCCGCAGAGTGGAATTATCTTGTCGGGTATCACGATCCTTATTCTGTGGACCCTAAATTAGTGCATTACACGCTGGGAACGCCGGATATGGTGGACGTGAACGAATTTGAGGATGAGTGGTGGGGGTACGTCACAGAAGACGAGTTGCGGTGGGCTAATTCACGATGGCGGTGATACAGGTTCGCGGGGGCGGGATATACGGTTGCGTTATTGCACATGTTCTTCAAAGCAACCACGAGGTATATTTACATGAAAAAGAAGAAGAACTCCTTAGGGGTGCGTCTTTCAATAACTTTAGACGCCTTCATCGTGGGTACCATTACCCGTTTAGTCCGCGCACTGTCAAAGCGTCAAAGAAATCTTTTAATTTCTTCACTGAAGTCTACAAAAAGTTCTGCTCGCCGATACAAATCCAATACCTCATCGCCAACGAAGGCTCTAAAATAGACATCGATTCCTACTTGCGCTTTTTGAGGGAGATGCGTCTTCCGCACGGAGTGACAAAATCAAACAGCGACCTTGCGGAGTGGGGGGCTGATTGCACTGAAGCCCTTTACGATATTACTAAGCTGCGTAAGTTTTTTGGAAAGATTCTAACTCGCGGAATCGCGAAAAAACCTGATTTTGTCATCGATTGCACTTATGCTGATTCGCCTTTAATTAAAAAGAAGAATTTTAGAGTATTAGAGTCCACGACACTGCATCTTGACGGTGAGGCTTATTACGGTATGGGCAGGACTGTTCTTTACGGAAATTTCTGTGGGTACATTCCCTGTGAAGAGGGCGGTATTATAGCTTATCACGCGGCGTTGACGGATGCGGGTGATATTTTAAAGGATTTGCGTAGGTTTTATCCGGAGCTTCGTAATTGTAAAATTATAGACGCTAGGAAAACGCGGCATGTGCATCCCGCTCGCGGTGAAGAGCGGCCATTCTTTATGGAGCAGGACGCAAAGAACATTTACGTGATTGGGGGAAAGGTTGCGCAGAGCATATTATGTGCAACAGAGGTAGAAAAGCGCGTCGCCCGTTAATATCAATTCTTTGCCCCTCCCGGGGAAGGCCGCTTTGGGCAAAACGCATGAAGGAAAGCGCGCTCGATACGGCGCGCGGACCTGTTGAGGTTTTCTTTGGGTGTGATGAAGATGATATTACGCGGAAAAACTATCCAGACGTATTTGTTACGTTGCCGGATTGGGGTTACGGATATAAAGCACATGCTCTGGCGAGCCTGTGTAACGGTGATATCCTTTTCCCGATTGGTGATGACACGATTTTTTACACTGACGGTTGGGATGATTCTTACCGAGAAGTGGCGCAGGCGTATCCGGACGGGATATTTTGCATTTGTGCCGATGATAATCTTCAAAAACTGGGTACGGAAAAGATTGGCTATCCACACCCCGCAGTCGGGCGAAAGTGGTTCGAAATACTTGGATATGTTTATCATCCAATGTTTATCCATTTTAGTGGGGATCGCTGGCTTACTGATCTCGCTCGCCGGGTTGGGCGTTTTCATTATCTTGATTCCGTTGTTATTGCTCATCATCGTGTTCGTTCTGTGGCGGGAATACCGAAAGACGAAACATATCGCAGGATTCGCAACAACAAAATGATCAGTACGCGCGATGAAGGCGTGTTTTTGTTAAGTCGGCGTTATATGGAAGTTGACGCCATGAAGTTAATAGGGGAAATGGATGACGTATAATCCCGCGTGCGTGGGTGCGGCTTTTGAAATAGGGCAGACGATGCCCGATAGTTTCACGGTTCTGGATATTGGTTCTCAGACTTTAACGGCAAATTTAAAGTTCTCCAAATCTGATGCTAAACAAAAGTTTTCAACGGTTCCAGAGTTTTACAAGTTCATGGGTGTCTCGAAATACGATTCCGTGGACTTCAACGATGAAAGTACGATTAGGGGGGATCTCAATAAGGCAATGGCCTTGGGGCCATACGACCTTGTTGTTAATAATGGAACACTCGAACATATATTCAATCCCGCTGCGGTATTCGAAACCATACATAATTCTACGAAAAAGGGCGGGCATATTCTCCACCTCGTTCCTTGGATCAATTGGCGAAATCACGGATTATACAATTTCCATCCGGTATTGTTCCACGATCTGGCACGCGCAAACGGATATGAAATCCTTTCCATGTACTCGACCGACAGGGATGGCGAGAATCGCACGCAAGTAGGAATCCAAGAGTTAAAGGCGGACCCGTCCACAGGAAAATTACCTACTGGTACAGAAATAAAACGCAATATCATTCTAGTGTGTATCATGCGTAAGGATTCAGATTTTTCCTTCCGTTACCCGACGCAGACAAAGTATGACTACTTTCCCATGCAAGAGGCTTTTGAGGGCGCGGATGTTATTGCCGAGCCGTTTTTGCATTTTCGTACCAAACTTAATCCAGACCTTTACAGGAGGTTGGAACAAGAGTGGCCGGTAGACGTTCCGTATTTAGGTATGGAGGGGCAAAATGTCTTATGTCAGTATTCTGCAAAGCAGATTCTTACAGAAAAACGAGTGTCAACTCTGTGGGAAGACTTCGCTCGTTATTTTACCTCTGGCCCGTTTTTACAGAGGGTTCTTACGGCCTTTTCTCCGCACATTCCTAAGGATCACCCTGCCAAAAATTTTGATACGCAAGCCGGGGTACGTGGGTTGTCTGACGCGCCGTTCCAACTTGACGTTCAGGCCGCTATCAATACGCCCGTCACCAAAAAATCCCGCGTCCGGGGGCCTCATATCGATGACCCGCGAGAAGTCTACGCAGGATTAGTTTATTTCCCTGTTGAGGGTGATACGGCTGGCGGCAATTTGGAGCTTTTCGAGTGGAAGGATGCGAAGCGCTCTTTTAGGGGGCGTGCTTCAATGAAGAAAAAACTTGAGGTGGCGTCTAGCGCGGTAAACAAGATCGCCGAGGTTCCGTATGAGGCTGGCGAGGCGCTGTTTTTTTGGAACGACATCAACGCCGTGCATGGAGTATCACCACGCTCTCCGACTGATAATTTTCGGCGTTACATAAATATAATAGGTGAAATTCCCGTTGCGGGATTCGATGTTAAGTGACGATTTTGTTAAGGGTATTTATTGTGGGGCGCAATGACTAAGTACGCAGCCGTGACAACCATGTCGAAGGCGAATTTTGACCAATACGGTGAAAAATTTCTCGAAACCTACTTGACGCATTGGGATATACCGCTGTATGTTTACTGGGAGGGTAGCGATTACCCTACCACTCCTGATGGTAAACTTAAATGGCGCAATCTCGACCAAGATCAAGATCGCGCCATTTTTTTAGCTAAGTATGGCGATAAGGTTTCGAAGGATTATAGGAAAAATGCTGTTAAATTCTGTCACAAGGTTTTTGCCCTTACAGATCCAAAGAGAATTGATAAATCTTCGGACATCACTTGGATATGGCTTGACGCGGATATTGAGTCCTTTGCGGAAGTCGATAAAGACTGGCTTGATGAACTGTGTCCAGAAGGATTTGTCGGGTCATACCTCGGGCGCGCTGATTGGCATCACTCCGAATGCGGATTTATGTCCTTCAATATGGACGAGGGAGCGGGCGCAATTTTACAGGGATTGCGGGAAGTCTATACTTCCGGGCAGCTTTTCCGACTAGGCGAATGGCACGATTCATACGTCTTTGACACGCTGCGCAAGGGGTGGTGGTTTGACATATCAGCCGGTGTCCCTGGAATGCACGTATTTGATGATTCGTATTTAGGAACACGCCTTACGCACGCCAAGGGGGAATTTCGGAAATCCGGGGAATTGCCCGAAAACGCGCCCCCGGGTTATCTTTCGGAAAAAGAGCGCGCGGAATCGAAGACAGTGGCGCAGATGGATGGCCAGCATGTTCTCGTTAAGACAAAGAACTGCGTACCCGACAAGAAGATCAGGGCTAACATCGCCTTCGCGGCTTCAACTGTTTCTTCTGAAAGGTACTTGCCGCAGTGCGCGACTGATTATGATTCTGTTGCCGTTGTCGTATCTGCGGGTCCAAGTCTGGAAGGTAGCCTTGAGCATATTGCTAATCTTGCTGCGAGACCGGGACACTATGTAATTGCTGTGAAGCACGCCGTGAAAACTCTCCGAGAACACGGCATACCTGTTTGGGGCGTAATACTTTTGGACCCGCGTCCGCATGTGGCTGATTTTGTGGATGTTGACGACAAGAAGGTGAAGTATTTTGTTTCTTCCATGTCGCATCCAGATACGATAGAGTTACTTGACGAGCACGCGTTAGATTATTGGGTTTACCATGCACATGTCGGGGCGGGGGAGGAAAAGGTTATTGCGGAGCAAATTGGAAAAGACCAGTTTATGGTCTCGGGCGGTTGTTCGACAGCCCTCCGGGGGCTTGGTGTTCTCCGGGTTATCGGATTTAGAAGATTCCGTTTGTTTGCTTACGATTTGTGCTATCCTTCACCAGAGGAAAAATCTGGAAATGCCTTTAAAAACACGCAATACATGACGGTGACGGTGGAAGGTAGGGAATTCCACACTGACGCCGAAAAAATAGCCCAGGTGCAGGACTTTAAGAACCTTCTTGTTAGTATGCCGGAAGTTGAAGTCGAGTGTTACGGCCCCGGAATTGTTCCGCACTATTGGAACTGTAACCGCGAAATTCGCCCGCATTTTGAGGATGCTCTTAAATTGCCGGTTGATGCGCAGATGGCCGCAGAGTAGAACCGGCCCCGTCTTTGGGGGTAGATCAGGGTATCCCGGCCACTATAGATTACCCCCCGCTTTGCAAGAACACGGGGGGTTTTTCATGGGAAAAATATGGCAGATAAGACTTATTCTCATCCCGAGGTCAGGAACCTCGTGCCCGATCTTCTTAGAAGAGACGGCGGCGAGGAACTTTTAAATACAATTGGCGTCGAGGTTTGCGGGCATTACAGGAGAGATTTAGAGTCTCGCCAAGAGTGGGACAAAATGCACGCGGAGTGGTTGCGGATGTATTTTCAGACAGACCGCCCCATCAACCCGCCTTGGCAGGAATCTTCATCAGAGTCCCTGCCCATTTTGTCGGAAGCAAATACGCAATTTACGGCGCGTGCATATAAAGCTATTTTTCCTACGGGAAATTTGTTGACTGGTTTACCGATAGGGAAAGTTGACGCGCACGCGCGCTCCAGGGGAAAGCGCATAGGAACTCATATGCGTTGGCAGCTTCTCCATAAAATGAAATCGTATAAACGCAATAAGAAGCGTATGCTTAAGAGCGTTGCTCTGCACGGTTCTTTTTTCACCAAGACGTATTACGATCCTGTCCATAAAATGAATAGGGTTGATAATATTCGCGGTGTTGACATTGTTGTTCCTTACGGCACGGGTCCGCGTGACGTAGAGGATCTTACGCGCTGGACGCACAGAATCCCCATGACCGTTGAGCGCTCAATGCTCTTGGAAAGGGTTGGGTACCTTACCGAGAAAATAGAGCCGTATAAGGGAAGCGGTTTACAGAAAGATCAAGACACCGCGCATGACGAGGCGGTGGGTCTTAGCGAGAGCGCTTACGAGGAGGGCATGGGCCTCGTTTTTGAGCAATTCGCATATTTTGATATTGATGAGGACGGCTACCCAGAACCTTATACAATTACTGTTGATGCAAACACAAAAAAGGTTCTGCGCGTGCAAATCGGCTGGGAGACTGACGAGGCGGGTAATCCTGTCAATAAGTTCGGTATGCCGGTTGCAAAGAATTCCCCTGATTATCTGGCCCCGGTAAATTGTTTGACGCACTATGTTTATATGGAAAACCCGGATGGTTTTTACGGATTGGGTCAGGGGCACCTTTTGGCGCAACTTAACGCATCTGTTAATAAGTTAACGCGGCAGTTCGTCGATTCTTCGACTTTGGCTGTTGTCGGAAATCATTCAGGTTTTGTCTCTGATCAAATCGCCGGTCCTACGGGCGGTGTTCTGGAGATGGTTCTTGGGAAATTCAAAAAAGTTTCTGCGACTGCGGAAGAGATGGCCAAAGGGATATATCAATTCAATTTCCCCGGCCCCAATCAATCGATTATCGAAGCCATCCAACTTCTCTTGGGGCGCGCAGATAGACTGGGATCTGCAACTGAGGCCATTACTGGTCAGACTGAAAAGGTCATGCAGCCCACGACAGTTATGGCCCTCATCGAACAAGGGCTGCAAGTGTTCTCGGACGTTTACGACGGCATTTTGGAATCGTGGACGCAAGAATTAAATATATTATACCGCCTGAATTATAAACACATGGACCCGGTAGAGTATTTTGGTGTTTTGGACATTCCAGGTGAAGAGGAGCAGATGCACGCAGGGCGTGAGGACTACACGCCGGATTTCCAGGTTAGGCCGGTTGCCGATCCGAAATCCGCGACATCCCAGCAACGTCTTCAGAGGGGGCAGATGGAGTACGGGATACTTATGCAAAACCCGCTTGTGATGAACTCCCCAATGCACATTTACAATGCGACGCGCACATTCTTGGAAACCATAGAGGCCGAGGACATCGATGCGCGCTTACCCAACCCCGGCTCTCAGGTTGGGCGCGTTGACGATCCGCGCATGGAAAACCAGTTAGCTTTATCCGCGTCGCCTATGATTTCTATGGTTTTCCCAGATCAGGATCATGCGATGCACCTTGAGGCTCACATTGAGGAGTTGAATGATACGCGCCTTACGGGTTTGGGAAGGCACCTTTTAGCAGGGCACATTGAATCGCATAGGAGAATGGGGAATGGAGCGGTCGGCAATACGGGGATGGTTCCGGCAGGAGGAGACACAATGGGTATTGGAAGCACTCCAGCAGAAATTCCCACAGAAGGGATGGGGGGAGAAATCCTCGATGGCGGAAGTGAAGGAACTGTGGGGACAGAAAATGGTCCTGGATTATCTACGGACCTTGGCGGACAAGGATCTATTTTATGAAACTCGACAGGATAATTGAAAAAAATCCCCGTATCTTATCAGACATATTCAAGACAATGAGTGACGTTTATAC